TCTGGTGCTGACTTCTCTTGAATAGTTCTCATCAGTGAACGAATACCACTGTTTGACAAGAAGATAACATCTGTACTTGTTGTCTGAATACTATCCCTAGCAATGCAACCAATTCCCTCAATAGTGTCGCTGAGAGTCATTGTCGATGGTGTAGTTGCCCCAGAATAAACCAATACTTGACGCTTGCCAAAGATAAACAAGAATCCATTGTGAGCAGCTAGACCAGTAATCTCATCAGCACCATTGACCCATACATTATTTACGTTGAGACTACCAGCAGTACCTGTTGACCAGACATGACCAGAGATTAAGTCGCTGAAGTAAACAGTTGCATTGTTTGATGTTGTGTTTGCAGCCCACAAACGACCATAAGCAGAGATAACAATGTTGGCTGATGGAACAGTAGCTACATAACCAGTTTTCTCTGAAACTCTGCGATAGGTTGTGGTTGAAACAGCAGGGTCAAATATCAGTGGCTCATGCCCTGACTGAAAGAAATAGGTGATGCTATTGAGGGAAGCACATTGCCAGTTGTTTGCTGTAATGGTAGGAGCAGAACCACCGCCCCCATAGGTCAACTCAGAAACAGCATTAGAACCATCTAACTTGAACAGCTTTAAATTTCCAGCAAATAGCACAGTCAAAGTGCCATCTGCTTGAATCAATTCATGAATGACAGTGGCATCATTTGAGCCAAGATTACCAGTAGCAGAATTTACCTTTGTCCAACCTTTACGACATCCAATACGACCATACTGGTCAATGATGCAGTTAGTCGCAACCAAAGCAAATCCACTCTGCAAATCAAGCGGAGAGTCTTGCGTATTCAACCCATAAAAGCCGGGGGCTGATACGCTTGAGACTGTTAAATTCTCTGCCATTAGATCGCCACAAAGGAATCGTTTTCGGGAGAACGAGCCAGTTCCAATGAGATCAAGTCAGACATACATGACTTGAACATTGCGTAAGCCTCAGAACTATTCAATCCACCATCTTCACCACGCTCAACCAAGGCTCTGGCATAAGCACCCAAAATAATAGGTTCTTTTGCCAACAATGTTGTGTCTGAATCCGATGAAAAATCTGATTCTGGAACGATCAAACTAAAGCGAATCGTGTAAATGCCATCAGGCACAGGCCAGAATTTGACTTTTAAATCTCCATTTGTATCTACACCTTGAACAGTGAAATACATAGGAAGATTCTGAATAGGGGTTGGAATAGTGTAGTAAAACCTGTCGTGGTCTTCGTGAGACAAGGCAGTCAACTGGTAATAACGAGATGTATTAATAACATCCATTGTTTTGAAACGAACACCAGCACCAGTTAAAGAGTAATCACCTACCTGACCAACAACAGTTGTGACTGTGATTGCTTGATTAAAAGCATCCCAATCGTAAGCATCAGCTACCTGACGCTTAGTATCATTGATAAACTTGCCAATCAATGATGAATAAGATGTTTGAGTAACAGTAGAAACAGTTGGTTCACGCAAACGAACCAATACATCGTTTACAAGAGATAGATAGGTAGGTAAAGCCATTACTGTTTTCCTTTATTCTTTGCAGAATTAACAGCTTTTCTCTTGTAAAAGAAGCCTACCTCTGCATTATATGCAATCAATAGCCCATTTTGGTTTTTTTCTTAGGCTTGCTCATACCAGCCTCAGACATGGCAATTGCCACAGCTTGTTTCTGAGATTTCACAACTTTGCCAGTTTTAGAGCCAGAATGCAGAGTTCCCTCTTTCCACTCTTTCATTACCTTGCCAACTTTTGCCATTTTCTTTGTAGCCATGATGACTCCTTAGTAAAGAATTTTTGCGGTGATCGTGCCAGAAGTGTAAGCAGTGCAGTTTGCTCTCAAATACTTTGGAGAATTAGCCACAGTGACAATACCATCAGCAGTTAAGGCTGAACCTAACGTAGACCAGTTAGTACCATCCAAACTACCTTGCAAAGCAACAGTAGCGGTGGTGATTCCGTTAACTTGCAAAAATGCTGGCAATCCACCCTCACATTGAACGGCTTTAGATGCGCCTGTGGCTGTAACAGCACTCAATAGCGTGATAGGAGAAGTTAAAGAACTCATGGTTTACCCTTACTTTAAGGTTAATTGATACAAGGTGTTCTGGTACAGACCCACAACTTCGTCAATGACGTTGTGTAATGCTGTCTCAGTGCGAGGAACGATTTGTTGACGATTTGACTCAATCCAATCCATTTGCTGGCGCAAGACTTGAGAAATCGTGCCTTTATATTTGTTGTTGACATAAGGAATGTCCAGACGAATATCAAACTTGCCTTGATATTGTTGGGCAAAGTCATCTGCCAATGGGACAATTCCCTCATAAAACTCATTCAAAGTCTTATGTTCAGCAAAAGATGAAGTCTTTAAATGGATTCTGTGGGCAATTTCCCTTGCCAAAAATAGCATTCCAATGAATTCAGCAGCGGTATTTCCCATGATTAGTCCTTAGTAATTGCTCCACCAGCTTTCCACGCATCGCAAGTACGAGCAGCGGCACAGGTGAAATGAAATAATTCACAGAATCCTAAGTCTGCGACATCAATAAACTGTTGGTCATAGTCAAGCTCATTTGGTGAGCTTTTGCCCTTTTCTAGACCACTTTTGATGCACTCCATCATCTTAGGAGTTTGAATAAATGCGGCACAGTTGCCACAACGCATAGTTTTGACAACATCGGTAGGTGCGTTATACATCTTGGCTTTCTTCAGCCAAAATGCCTCGTTAGGCTCAAGCGGATTTGGCGCACCATAGCCAAAATTCTTGAAAGCATTATTTCGGTTTTTGAGGTTAAGTGCTACATCCTGAGTAGGAAGTGGACAAACCTGTCCTGAAAGCAATCCCTCTTTCATTTGAACAACCTATCAGCGACAAAGGTGATAAAACCACCAACAGCACTGGCAATGGTCATTCCCATCCAGAAACCGCCTTTAGACTTATTGGCAAGTTCTAGAAGTTGCTTAACATCTGTGCTTAAAGTATGGACTTCTTTTTGTAGCGACTCTACTTGAGCCTCTAACTTACCAAAGTCTCTTGCATCAACTTCAGACATTTGCCATTACCTTTCTTGGTCTTCCCATACGTTTCATTGTGGGTATGACAGGCGCAAATGCGGTATCTGTTCTTACAGTCTTATTAGATTCTACAGGTTCTTGGATGTCAACTCTAACATATCCATCATGTCCCTTCATGGAATCAATATCGACTTGATTGACAAAAGTCACCAGATTGCCAGAAACCAAACATTTAAAAGTTGCCATATAGACTCCAAGAGAAAAGGGAGGGTTTTACCCCTCCCCCTTCATTACACTGGTCGAGCAATAACTAACTTGATAGTAGTTGATGCCAGATCAACAGAACTACCAGTTAAGTTATCAGAGGCAACAGTAACAGTATTTGCGGCTGAAACATAAGCTCTGCGGACTACACCAGCTTCTGAAACACCCAAAGACATACCAATTACCATATCACCCAAAGCAACACCAGCCACAGTAATTGTGTCTGTAGCACCACCACTAGCACCAGATGCTAAAGAGGCAGAATCCAATGTTGCGGTCACAGACCAAGTATCGTTAAACAAGCCCCTAAACGAGGCTTGATCTCGTCTAGAAACTACAGCGGTTGCAGCAGCCATATCAATTCTCCAAATTACAAGTTAAAAAAAAGACCCCCCACCACTAGGGCAGGGGGAGCAACTGCAACTTAGCTTGGTACAACCAAAGCAAAAGCAGCGTAGTCACGCAGTTCGCCAACACCATAAAGTGTGTCAGCAGTGAACAGCGTACCCAGATACTCTTGTTTGTATTGTGTCTGTGAGCGAATAGCCATTTGCTCAACCAACACCATTGAGTCACGGTGAGCCATCAAACATACACGAGCAATGGCAGAGCCAGAGGCAGGATATGTGGTGGTTGCAGATGCTGAGTCAGCATTGCTAGACACAAACACAGGCATACCGTACAGGTTACCGATTTCACCATTGCGGATGGTGTTACCAGCACCAGCATCACCAACAAAGGCTTGCTCAGTGTAACGAGCCAAACCCATCAAAGTGTTGCGGCTTGATGGAGGGATGATGAAGAAACGACCATCCATAGGCACAT